AGCGCCGTCTGCGTTGGCGGAGGGGGCTGTGGATCTCCTGGAACGTCTAACCCTAAGGGTGCCGGCGGGGGTGGCGGTGGGCTTCGTTACCATAAGCGCCTACCGGTGGTGCCGGGCGAAACCCTCACCGTCATAGTCGGTCGCGGCGGCTTTATGCAGGGTGGCATTCAGTCGCAGCCAGGTGGGAATACTTCGATCCTTCGAGGAAGCACCGTGTTGCTGTGGGCCGAAGGCGGGCAAACGCCAGCTACAGTTTCAAGTACTGCGATCCCTGCAGGTGGCCGCGGTGGCGAGGGCTCTCCAATCGGTGGCGATATTGGTGGCGGTAACGGAGGTTCCGGAGGAAATGGTTTTCCTTCAAACGATACCACTGGCTTCGCGGCTGGTGCCGGCGGAGGGGCTGGCGGGTACGCCGGCTCCGGAGGAAACGGCGGCGCTGCAACCGTAGCGTCTCCGGGCAAATCGGGCACGAAAGGTACCGGTGGCGCAGCAGGTGGTGGAGCGAGTGGCTACAGCAGTGCGAGTACCAGGGGCAGCACCGGCGGGGGAGGTGTTGGCCTTAGGGGGCAGGGCGCAGACGGCGCTGGCGGCCTAGGTGCAGCTGCTGCAGGCAATAACTATGCAACTGGCGGCGCTGGAGGATCTAACGCAAATTCCGCCGCGAGCTCTTCCGTTAACGGCGATTCCACTGTCGGTGCCGCCTTTGGCGGTGGTGGCCCTGGTAGTGGCCCGAACATCTCGGTGGGCGTCAACGGTGCACCTGGCGGCGCTCGAATGATATGGGGCGGAACCAGTGTCTACCCGTCCACCAATACGCAAAACAGTTAAGGAGCAAATTAATGTTCTACCAGCCCGCTACTAGCACCGTCTATTTGTCCCATAGCGATATTCGCCAGGCCTTGTGGACTCAATCGAGCGTGCTCTTCGGAGATGTTATTGCCGCTGATGACTTGGCTTCGGTCGGCGTGTTCGCACTGGCATCCGCTCAGCCACATGTGGAGGAGGGCCAGATCGCCACTCCCCGGTCGATCGAATTGGTTGACGGCGCATGGACTCAGCTCTGGACCGTACGCGACCAGACGCCGGAAGAGATAGCTGCGCACAGGCCACTTGTGCCGAACGAGGTGACGATGCGCCAGGCCAGGCTAGCGCTGCTCACTATTGGCGTGCTCGACCAGGTCACGCCAGCGATCGAGGCGCTCGAAGGTATGGAGCGCGAGACCGCGCGCATCGAGTGGAACTATTCGAGCGTCGTCCATCGCGACAGCCCGCTGGTCATGATGATGGGCGCCGCGCTGGGCTTGGGTGGCGATGAGCTCGACCACCTGTTCATCACTGCTGCACAACTGTAATCCCAGCAGCTTCCTGCTTCTGGCCCGCATTACCCAGCCCGCTCCGGTGGGCTTTTTTTACGCCCATCGAAAGGCAGCAATGAGCATCAGCAAGACCACCCCGCCGGAAGTCGGCAGCTACGCCGGCGCCGCAGTAACGGTCGCCACATCCCTGACCCTGACCCAATTCGGCGTCATCGTCGGCATCGCCACCGCCCTGCTGACGTTCGCGCTGAACGCCTGGTACACGCATCAGCGCAACACGCGCGAGCACTTGCTGGCCGAGCTGGACCGCCGCGAGCGGGAGGTGCGCTTGGCGCAGCTGCTCGCGCAATTGCAGGCGCCAGAAGCTAAGCCGTAATCCCGCAACCCCATCCAGTGCCGGCGCCGCCGGCGCGCAATCCGAAAGGGTAGAACGTGAAATTCATCGAAGACGCACGCAAGCAGTTCCCGAAACTCTGGTCGGTACGCTTCGCGCTGCTGGCGGCTGTCGCTTCGGCCATCGAAGCCGGCATGAACCTGTACGCCACGGGCACAGCGCCGATCCTGGTGGTGGCCACCGGCATGGCCTCGCTCGGCGCCGCGATCGCGCGCGTGGTGGCGCAACCGGCGCTGACCGGCAATGGTTAAGGGCACACCAACCCAGCGGCGCGGCCTGGTCGCGCTGGTCGGTGCCGTTGCCGCCACTGCGCTGCTCGCGTTCACGCCGAAGTTCGAAGGTACCGAGCTTTCCACCTACCGCGACATGGGCGGCGTGCTCACGTATTGCACCGGCGCCACCGAGAACGCGGCCTGGGGCAAGACGTACACGCCAGCGCAGTGCCGGGCCCAGCTCGACCGCGACCTGGAGCGGCACGCCGCTGGCATCGCCGCATGCATCCCGCTGGCGCGCCTGACCGACGGCCAGAAGGTGGCCTTCGTCGACGTCGCCTACAACATCGGCGTGGCCGGGTTCTGCGGCTCGAGCATGGCGCGCCGCACGAACGCCGGCGACATGGCTGGCGCCTGCAACGCGCTGCTGCTGTGGAACAAGGTCGGCGGCAAGGAAGTGCGAGGGCTCACGCGCCGGCGCCAGGCCGAACGCGAGCTGTGCTTGAAAGGGCTGCCATGATCCCGCTCCAGTACCGCGCGCTGGCGGCCGGCTTGGGCCTGCTGCTGGCCATGGCCCTGGCCGGCGCCGCCGGCTGGCTCACGAACGGCTGGCGCCACGATGCAGAGATTGCCGAGCTGCGCCGCCTGCACGCCGAGTTCCGCGCCACGCTGTCGGAGGACGCGCTCACCACGCTCCAGGCCGACGCGGCCGAGGTGCGCCGCGCCGCGACCGAGTTCGCCACCATCCAATCCACCCTGGCGCCGAAGATGACGGCGCTCACCAAGGAGCTGCGCAATGCGCCCAAGTTACCTACTGGCTGCGTGCCTGACCCTGTGCGGGTGCGCAACCTCGACGCCGCAATCGACGCCGCCAACAAAAGCATCCCTCGATAGCGCGCTGGCGGCGCCGTGCCAGGCGATCGAGCGTCCGACTGCTGCCGATTACGACGTGTGGCAGGCCTGGGCTATCGATCTGCTGCGCCAGTACGCTGAGTGCGCGGCGCGCCACGCGAAGACGGTCCAGGCCTGGCCAAGATAGACGCTCGAGCTAGCCGATCACAGGTTTTCTATGTCATCGAAGAAATCATCGAGGATCCGGAAAAATTTTTCAAAGGCGAACGGCTTGCACAAGTTAATGTCGAAACCCGCATTGGTTATTTCGCTTGCGGCGTACTGGCCGCTCAGACCAGTGATGGCGATCAATAACGCGCTTTTACTGTGGCTACTCTTTCTAAGTTCGACTGCGAGGTCGAGTCCAGATACTTTTGCCATCCTTATGTTTGAACAGATAACGTGAGGATAGAAACGTGCTGCCTCAGCAAGGCCCGTAGACGCATCGAACGTTTTGCGTACCTCATATCCTTGTGTTTGTAATAGCTCAGTGAGGATTTCAGCAGAATCGGGACTGCCGTCCACAATTAGAATTCGGCGAGGCTTGCTGGAGGAAACCATATGACCACTAAGTGTTTGCATTGCCGCTGGAAAAAAATACCCGGCGGTGGGCGCCGGGTAATGTGTTTGCCGGATGCGACTTGGGAGAAGCGGCAGCACCCCTTCAATGTATCGAGATTTTTTTGCCCTCGGAGCACGTTACGATATTTGTTTCCGGCATGCTCGAGTCCGGTCTTTCCAGACCAAGGTGCCATCAATCCATATGCGTTGGGAAATCTAGTAGGACTTTTCGCTTATCAAGATATGTTGAATACGCAGCGTGTCAAGCGAAGACCGAGCACGCTGGCGCGCCAATCTGGTCAAGAATGGATGGTGATAGAGATCGACGCCTACCAGGGTTCATGAGAAGGCGGCCGGCATCGTCAAGAGGAACGCCGAGGTCATACAGTGCACGCGCTGAATGGCTTAGGCCAAATTCCGGCACTCTCAACAACACCCGATCAATTTGAGAAGATTTTTGAGAATCAAGTCGGCGGTCCATATTGCAATTTTAACATGGAGCTAACCGATGAGGTATTAAAGGCAGCTTAGCGCGGTCGCCACGGCGCGGGCCGAGTTCGAGGATGACGCGTCGAACGACATCGAGGTCGACGCAATGCTCGCGCAGGTAGCACACGCCGGCGTACATTCCATAGACCGCCGCGATATTGATGGCAAGGTCGACATGCACCGCAGTAAGGCGGTCAGCTCGCGTATTCATTTGAAAATCATGGCACTGCCTGCCGAGTCCAGTTTGAGCTAGATCAAATAGCAATGCTGATATACTGTATAAACGTACAGTATTTCAGTGAGTCAACTATGACTAGCTCAGCAGTAGCTATCAATCCCGAAGAAGTTCACCCAGCACTTTGGCGCGCCTCGCAGCTCGCGCGCAACCACACGCGGTGCGTCGACAGTGGCCACCCATCGCTCAACCTGCAACTGCCTGGTGGTGGATGGCCGAGCGGCACAATGGTCGACCTGCATGTGCAGCAGCCCGGGATCGGGGAGGTGCGGTTGCTGGCGCCGGCGCTGCGGGCCGCGGCTGATCGCAAGATCGTGATGCTGCAGCCGCCGCACGCGCCGCAAACTCTGGCGCTGGCGGCGATGGGCATCGAGCCGACGCAGCTTCTTTGGCTGCGTGCAGACCGCACGGCGGACATGCTGTGGGCGGCCGAGCAGGTGTTGCGGAGCGGAAGCTGCGGCGCGCTGATGTTCTGGCAGACCCAGATCCGAAACGAGAGCCTGCGCCGCCTAAGCCTCGCCGCCCAGGCCGGCGAAACCTTGTTCTTCATGATGCGACCGCTGGCAGCCGCGCAGGACGCATCGCCGGCACCGCTGCGCCTGGCGCTTCGGCCGCGCGCCGGTGGGCTCGACGTCGAGTTCGTAAAGAGGCGAGGGCCTCTGCGCGCTGAACCGTTGTTCCTTCCGATGGCGGTTGCGGGCGCCGCGATCATCCAACCGCAACATGGCAACCAACCGGCCCTCAATCCCATGGCGCCGGCAGAGCATCGCGCGGCGACTTGGGTGGCGCATTAGCGGACCCTGCGGCACGGCGCTGGCAATTATCGCCGCGCCATTCGCCGTGCACGGGACGCAAAAAAGCCACCGCAAGGGTGGCTGTCTTGTTCCGGACCGTTGGAAAATTCCAAAATGCGTTGGAAATTTCACTATCCGAAAAATCTAGATTAGCATAACTGCTTGAATCTAAATGAATTCTTGGGGTGGCTGATGGGGCTCGAACCCACGACAACAGGAATCACAATCCTGGACTCTACCAACTGAGCTACAGCCACCAC